TGCTGAATTTGTCGAAACTATTGAAGTCAAAAAGGATATTGAAATGACTGAAGTAAATAAAGACGAAATCCGCTTGGAAGCTACTGAAGCCGCCAAACGCGAATTTCAAAAAACCGCGCAAGAGATTACCGCTCTTGCCGTTAAGCACAACAAACGTGACCTCGCTGACAAAGCTATTGCCGATGGCATGAGCGTTGACCAGTTCCGTGGCATGTTGTTGGAAGCCCTGCCGACTGGCAAAGCCCTTGAGCAATCTGCTGGTGCAGTTGACATGAGCGAAAAAGAAGTCCGCAATTACAGCTTCATGAAAGCTGTTCGTGGTCTGGTAAACGGTTCTGGCCTGAATGGTCTGGAACTCGAAGTCTCCGACGAGATTGCACGCAAAAACGGTAAAGAAGCCCGTGGCTTCTACGCACCTGACAGCTTCTGGGCTGGCAAGCGTGACCTGATTGCTGGCACAGACGCCGATGGCGGCTTCCTCGTTGGCACAGACCACCGTGGCGACCAGTTCATTGATGCCCTGCGTTCGCGCTTGGTATTCTCTGACCTCGGCACACGCTTCTTGTCTGGCCTTAAAGGTGACGTTGCTATTCCGAAAATGACTGCTGCTGCTACTGCTGGCTTTGTTGCTGAAAACAACGCCGTTGCCGAGCAAAACCAGACTTTCGGTCAGTTGACACTTTCGCCTAAGTCGCTCGGTGCATTCACCGATATGTCTCGTTTGCTGATGATCCAGTCCGACCCGTCGGTTGAAGCTATCATCCGTGACGACCTTCTGAACGCAATCGCTCAAAAAATCGAGCAAGTTGCAATCAAAGGCGGCGCATCTAACGAGCCTGATGGCATCTTGGAAACAACTGGCATTGGCTCAGTTGCAATCGGCACGAACGGTGGCGCAGCCACTTGGGGTTCGGTTGTTGACTTGGTCAAAGAAGTTGAAGCCGACAATGCTGGCCTGTCTGCCGACTCGATGGCATACCTGACAAACAGCAAAGTGAAATCTCACTTGGCTCAGACTGCTAAAGTAAGCAGCACGGACAGCGTTCAAATCCTGAATGACCCGTGGTCAAGCCTGTATGGTTACAATATGGCCGTCACGAACAACGTGCCGTCTGACCTGACCAAAGGCACTGGTTCTGCCTTGTCTGCTCTGGTATTTGGTGACTTTAGCCAACTTATCATCGGCATGTTCTCGTCTGCCGACGTTCTGGTTGACCCTTACACGAACAGCGCAACTGGTGCTGTCCGCGTCCGGGTTATGCAGGAAATGGATTTGGGTGTTCGTAATGCCCAGTCGTTTGCTGCTATCACAGACATCGACGCCTAATTGAGTGGGGGGTGGGCAATCCCTGCCCCCCATTTTTTATTACTACGGAGAAAACAATGGCTGAACAAAAAGTTAAGATTGAAGTTATCGCAGGCGTTGGCATCAAAGGTGTCGCATACGCAAAAGGCGATGTCGTTGAAGTTTCTCAGGCAGACGCTTTGCAGCTTATTGCAATGCGTAAGGCCACTGGCTACGAAGCCCCAAAAGTTGACCGCGCAATCGGTCTGAACACAGAAGATGCAGCACCGCTGGTAAAACGCACCCGCAAGCCGAAAGCCAAATAAATGGCAGTTGAAACCGCCACAGAACTGGCTGTCTTTTTTGAGACAGATGACTTTGCGGTGACAGCAAGCTACACGCCATCAGGCGGGTCAGCCAGCGATGTCAAAGGCATCTTTGACAAAGAATATCTCGAACTAGATAGCGGCGGCACAGTCGCATTTGCTGTAAACCAGCCGCGCTTCCAGTGTTCGACCGCCGACGTTGCTAGTGCAGCCGAAGGCGACGCAATCACCATCTCAGGCACAAACTACATCGTGCGCGTAGTGCAAGACGACGGCACTGGCGTAACGACACTGGTTATCGAGGAGCAATAGATGGCGCATGTTCGCAAATCTATCCGTGACAACATCGAAACCACGTTGACCGGGCTGACCACGACGGGCAGTAACGTATATGTTACCCGCTTTTATCCGCTTGCCGAGGCGAAGGTGTCTGGCCTTTGCATCTACACCAACAGCGAAGCGACAGAAATAAGCACGCTGAAAACACCTCGCACGCAACTGCGGACGCTTGAGGTTATGGTCGAGGCTTATGTCAAAGGCACAACAGGCATCGACGACACGCTCGACACGATTGCTGTCGAGGTCGAAGAAGCATTGACCACGGACATTACACGCGGCGGCAACGCCAAAGACACTAAAGTGACAGCATTTGAAGCCAGCTATGCAGGCGACGGCGACCAGCCAGTCGGCGTTGGACGTTTTACGGTTGAGGTTCTTTATGCTACACTCGAAAACGATATTGAAACCGCAGTATAGGTGACTAGAATGGCCAAGCGTGTTAAGTTATATAAAGATGGACAGACGATGGAAGTCTGGCAAGAGAATGTTGAAAAGCTAACCGCCCGTGGTTGGTCTGAGACAGAGCCAAAGGCGAAGGCTAAAACAACGCCAAAAACCGAAGTTGCAACCAACACTGATGAGGTATAATTATGGCAACGCACACAGGCAGTGAAGGAACTATCAAAATTGGTTCTGACACTTTGGGCGAAATTCGCTCTTATACGCTCGAAAGCACGGGCGAAGTAATCGAAGACACCTCTATGGGTGACAGCGCACGCAGTTATAAAGCTGGCCTGACCACCTTCACAGGTTCTTTGGAAGTTTTCTTTGATGAGACTGATACAGCACAAGGCAACTTGGATGCTGGTTCATCAGTTACTTTGGAAGTTTACCCCGAAGGTGCAACCGCAGGCGACACATATTACACTGGCACAGCCATTGTAACTGGTCGCACCGTGACTGCTTCTTTCGACGGTATGGTCGAGATGTCAATCTCGGTTCAAGGTTCTGGCGGACTGACAGAAACAACCGTTTAATATAACAGACAGGGGGTGGCACTATGTCTGCATTTGGCGAGCGCATAAGCGCGAAAACTAATCAAAGCACAATCCGTGTTGAGGTTGCAGAGTGGGGTGACGAAAACGAGCCGATGGTTCTTTTCGCCACCCCTCTTAACGCAGGCGAGTTCTCGAAACTGCAAAAGAAGCACCCGAACTTTCTGAACAACATGACGGTCGAAGGGCTGATTGATATGTTGATTATGAAGGCAATGGACGGCGAAGGTAACAAAGCCTTTGACGTAGGCGACAAGCCTGTGTTGATGCGCCAGCCTGTTGGTCTTGTCAGCAATGTTGCTGGGCAACTTATGGGCGAAATTGCCAGCGTTGAAGACGCAAAAAAGGATTAAGCGATGACCCTGACCGATTTGTGGTCATCGCACTTGCCGACCGACTTGGTAAGACCATTGGCGAAATAGAAGATATGCCCTATAATGAACTCATCGAGTGGGTTGCATATTTGGAAGTGTTAGCGGATGGCCGACCAAAATCTTAGAGTAAATATCACAGCCTTTGACAAGACGCAGCGTGCGTTTGCATCTGTTCGGGCTGGTCTTGGTAAGGTCAAGTCAGCCGTCTTTAATGTTCGCAACTCTGTTGTTGCATTGGGCGCAACACTGGCACTCAAGCAGTTTGCCGGGCAGATTGACGAACTTGCTAAAGCCAGTGGCCGTCTTGGCCTGACCGTCAACGAATTGCAATCATTGCAGTTTGCGGCAGGGCAAACAGGCGTTTCATCCGACGAACTGACCAAAGGTCTTGAGCGTTTTAGCCGCAGCATCGGTGAGACAGCCAACGGCGTGGGTGTTGCGGTTAGGTCGTTTGAGGCTCTGGGCGTTAGCGTATTTGGCGCAAATGGCCAGATAAAGCCAACGCAAGAGGTTCTTGACGACGTAGCCGATGCTTTGAAAGAAATTGGCGACCCAGCCGAGCGCGTGCGTGTTGCTTTCGACCTGTTTGGTCGGTCTGGCACTAAGCTAATCAATACACTCAAGAACGGTTCTGGCGAACTGCAAAAGTTGCAAGACAATTTTAACGACATCACCGTCGAATTGACAGGAGGTCAGGCCAAAGCCGTTGAAGCCGCGAATGATGGGTTTGACCGTCTTGGCAAAACATTCTCGTCCTTTGGCCAGCAAATCACAGCCGCAGTCTTGCCAGCCTTGCAAAAATTTGCCGAGTTCTTAACTGTAGGAACACTTAAAGCAATAGTGGCAACTATTCAGGGTGTGCAGAACCTAGCCAATGCATACATTTCTTTAGCTAATGCGCTTTCACCGCTTCAAGCGTTGGGTCTAAAAGAGCCGCTTGAGAAATTGACGTTTGGCAACGACGCTATAGAAAGTCTGCAATCAGTTATCGACGGATATGAAAATTTTGACACAACACTCAAGAAGGTTGTAAAAACTGGCGAAGATTTACCTAAAGTTTTGACAGAGGGACAGTTGCGCGGTCAAAGTTCAGCCGACGCTATCGCTTCATCATTTAGCCAAACATTTAAAGCAATCGCGCTTGGCACAAAAAGCGCGTCTGATGCGTTCAGCGAGATGGCAAAGCAAATTATTTCACGGCTTTTTGACATTTTAGTTGTTGAGCAAATGGTTCAGTCAATCGCTACAGGTTTGAAGGGTACGAAAATCTTTGGCGGCACTGGTGCGCCAGCAGCAGCCCCCGGCGAACATGCCATCGGCGGCTCTGTGCAACGCGGAGTGCCTACAATAGTTGGCGAACGCGGTGCTGAATTATTCGTGCCAGCGTCTTCGGGTTCTATCGTGCCAAACAACAAAATGGGCGGTGATGGCGGCGCAACCGTCGTTCAGAACATCAACATTTCCACTGGGGTATCTCAGACTGTCCGCGCTGAGATTACACAACTTATGCCGCAAATAGCAGAAGCATCGAAAGCAGCCGTATTAGATGCTCGCCGCCGTGGCGGTTCATTTAGTAAGGCGTTCTAATGTCTATTGCATATCCATTAAGCCTGCCGACAGTCACTGGCATCCGCTCGATTAACCTACGCGCTAGAAATGCCGTTGGTCTGTCACGCTCACCATTCACGTTTAAGGAACAGGTCTTTTCCCACGGTGGTCAAATGCTTGAGGCGGAGATTAGTCTGCCTCCAATGACCCGCGCCGAGGGCGAGCAGTGGGTGTCTTTCTTGATTAAATTAAAGGGTATGCAAGGCACATTCCTGCTAGGCGACCCTGCTGCCGCTACACCGCGAGGCTCTGCCGCCTCGACACCCGGCACGCCTGTTGTTAATGGTGCTGACCAGATTGGCGATGACTTGACCGTCTCTGGCCTTCCAGCAGATGTTGATGGCTACCTTTTGGCGGGTGATTATATTCAGCTAGGCACAAGCGGCGCAGCAACGCTGCATAAGGTTCTCAACGATGTTGACACTAACGCAAGTGGCATCGGCGTGATTGACCTATATCCCTCCATCAGAACAGCCCCAGCAGACGCGGCGACTGTTGTCGTATCTAACGCCAAAGGGGTATTCCGTCTGGCGACTAACGAGACGAACTGGTCAATCAATGAGGTAACTCATTACGGTTTAAGTTTTGCTGCGGTTGAGGCGATAGCATGAGCCGCGATATTCCTGTCGGGTTTAGCGATGCGGTTGAAGCCCCGACAGTTGATGTCTTCTTCGCCATTGAACTGTTTTTTGACACATCGACACTTCGTTTTTGGTCTGGCTTGGGCGAGGTCATTCTTGACGGGGAAACTTATGTTGGAAGTGGACAGATGATACAGATTTCGTCTGTTGACGAGACGCTGGACATCTCTGCCAAAGGCGCAACCCTGACACTTTCTGGCTTGCCATCTGACCTTCTAAGCCTTGCTATACAAGAGCCATACCAAGGCCGGAAGTGCAAAATATACTTCGGTATTAAGGACAATGCATCTCAGTTTCTACAACAAGAGAATGATGATTACATTCTAACCGAGACAGGCGCATACATCGACACCAATCCCGCTTCCCCAGTTGATGTAATGGCTGAAATCTTCTCAGGCTACATTGACCAGATGAACATTGACGAGGGCGCAGAAAGCAGTTCAATCGCCGTTTATGTCGAAAGCCGACTGATTGATTTGCAGCGTCCGCGTGAGCGCAGATATACAAGTGAGAGCCAGAAATCTCGCTTCCCTAATGACCGTGGGTTTGAGTTCGTCGAAGACCTACAAGCCAAGAAGTTTCAGTGGGGTCGATAATGAGGCGCGAAGATTGGGAAACTAGATTAGGCGAGATGATTGAGAACCTCCGCGACGAGCCAATGGTCTGGAGCGTTAACGATTGCTTTACCTTTATCAATGCCTGTCATCACGCCCTCAAGGGTGAGTTCTTGGCGGATGAGTGGTTCGGCAAATATGCGACAGCGTATGAAGCAAAGATGCACTATGGCAGACTGCTCAAAGAGACAGGCCACGCCAGCATCATTGAAGCGATTGACAGCAAGCTAGACAGAGACGCTGGCATGTCGAGAGGCAGTATTGCGGCAAGACACCTAGAAGGCGACACCGTTCTTGGGTATGCTTTTGGTGTCGTTGTCTCTGACAAGATTGCTTTTCTGACCCTAGGGGGTTTGGACTTTGTGCAACCATTGGAGACGGATATTTTTTGGAGTGTTGATTGATGCTGAAATATCTTGTCCCTATGCTGCTAACAAGCACCTCGGCTTTTGCTGACCCGATTAGCGCGACTGTTGCGTTAATTAGCACCGTTACGACTGTCGGAATAGGCTCTCTGCTTACAATGGGTGCGCTTTATCATTTCGCTGGTGTTTATGCCCTTTCAGAACTCGGCAAAGCACTTGCTCCCGACGTTCCCACGCTGGACAAGCAGACGCGAGGCTATGAGGTCAGCGGCGTAAGCCCGGCTGCGCCTCACGCTGTAATCTATGGCAAAACAAAAGTTGGCGGTGTGATTGTTTATAAAGAGACGACAGATAACGACAAGTTTCTTCATATGATTATTGCCATCGCTGGGCATGAAGTTGATGAGATTGAGCAAGTTTATTTTGATGATGCACAACTTGGTTTTGCGGGCAAAAACGCAGCACTTAACGAAGTCACATCACCGTCGCAATATGACGGCAAGGCATTTGTCTATCGTCACCTTGGGACTGACGACCAATTAGCCGACCCTCAGTTGATGGCGGCATCAGACAACAAGTGGAGCGACAGTCACACCCTGTCTGGCATTGCTTATGTTTACGTCAAGTTAGAGTTTGACGCGGACGCTTATCCTAATGGTGAACCGTCCATCAGTTTTGTCGTGCGTGGCAAAAAACTATACAATCCCACAACACAGGCGACGACGTTTTCAAGCAATCCCGCACTTGCGTTGCGTGATTACCTCACATCGGATTATGGCCTAGGTGCAGATGAAGATGAGATTGATGACGTTTCATTTGCTGCTGCCGCTGCCATATGTGATGAGACTGTCAGTTTGGTCGCAGGAGGCACAGAGACGCGCTATACGGTTAATGGCTCATTCATTACGGATGTTACCCCACAAACTGTTATCGACGACCTGACGCGCGCTATGGCGGGTTCTATGTGGTATGCACAAGGCAAGTTCCGTGTAAAAGCTGGCGCATACACATCCCCGGTTCTCGCTTTAGATGAGGACGACAACCGCTCAAACATTCAGATTAAGACACGCAATAGCCGCCGCGACGGGTTCAACGCAGTGACGGGTAAATACAGAGGCGCGGAAACAGATTGGCAAATGACTGACTTCAGGAAGGTTAGTAGTTCAGAGTTTTTGCAAACTGACAACAATCAAGAATTAGTCGCTGACATCTCGCTGCCATTCACATCAACAACAACTATGGCGCAACGGCTTGCCAAGATTATGCTTTACCGAAACAGGGAGCAGCTTTCGCTTTCGGGCAACTTTGGTATCCGCGCCTTTAAGCTACAGGTTGGTGACATTGTTACTTATAGCAACACCCACTTGGGCTTCAGCAATAAGACATTTGAGGTCACTGGTTGGAAGTTTGTTCCCACGGGGGATGGCGCAATCGAGGTCACACTCGGTCTGAGTGAGGTAAGTTCCGGCGTTTATGATGCCTATGCCGACGAGAAAATCTTTGAGTCGAACAACACTATTCTCGCTGATGCCTTTACAGTTCCCACGGTGGGTCTGACGGTGGCGCAAGATACTCGCATTATTAACGAACATGTCGTCAGTCTTATCAGGGCTACCGTTAGCGCAACGGAGGCCAGCCGGATTGACTATGTTGAGGTCGAATATAAACTCTCCAGCGAAACGACTTACAATCAGCTTGGTGTCGGTGAGTTAGGTATTTTTGAAGCCATTGATTTGGAGAATGGCTTATATGATGTTCGAGCGAGGGCAATCAACACGATTGGTCGCAAAGGCACTTACACGACCACGCAGTTCAATCTGCAAGCAGGACTTGATGCGCCGCAAGATGTCGCCTCTATTTCCGCGACAGTTAACGGAGCAATGACAATTCTTGAGTGGGAAGCAATCACCAATCTTGATTTGAGCTTCTATAGGATACGCCACTCTATCGCTACGACTAACGCTAAGTTTGCTGATGCCACCACTAGCTTTGAGAAAGTGCCTCGTCCGGCAACTAGTGTCAGTGTCCCCGCCCGTGCTGGCACTTACATGATACAAGCATACGACAAACTGGGCATACCGAGTGAAAACTTTACCAGCGTTGTCGTTCCTCAAGCGTCTCTCAATCAATACATTACAACACAGACAGCAACAGAAGACCCACTATTCAATGGCGTAAGAACCGGATGTTCTGTGGCAGATAATAAGTTGCGAATTACCAACCCAGATACCGCGCCAACAAGCGCGACCTATACGTTCGCAAACGACATTAACACTGGCGGTGTCCGTCAGGTTTACGCCACTGGATTTGTAAGCAATGACCGCCTAAACACGGGGTCGGGGCTTTGGGATGATTTGACTGGAAATATAGACACGCTCTCTGGCTTGTGGGACAATTTAACGGCAGACCCTCAATTTCCTGACACAAATGTTGTGTTTTATATATCATCGACTGATGATGACCCATCCGGTTCGCCAACTTGGTCACCATATATGCCGTTTAAGTCAGGACAATTCAGTGGCTGGGCGTTTCGTTTTAAGGTAGAATTGACAAGCACATCGGACGAGATTACACCAAATATCGACCAACTATATGCGAAAGTAGAGTATTAGCGATGGCAACCCACGACTATGAAATCCTAAACGACACAGCTTTTGCTGTCAGAACAGACATAAACAATGCGCTGAAGGCTATCCGCAGCAGCAACTTGAGTGCAACCGAGCCTGCCAATTTATACGCTGGGTTATTTTGGTTCGATATAACCAATGATGAGTTGAAGCTGCGGAACAAAGACAACGACGGCTGGATTGTTATGGGCAAGTTCTCAGGCAATGCAAACACCAGCGACACGCCGTCTGGTGCTATTCTGCAATTCGCTGGCTCGTCTGCACCCGCTAACTGGCTGCTATGTGATGGCTCTCTGGTAAGCCGAACAACTTATGCGACGCTGTTTGGTGTCATTGGCACTAACTACGGAGCGGGTGACGGTGCGACAACATTCAAGCTGCCTGACCTGCGTGGGCGTGTGCCGATTGGTGCTGGTCAGGGTTCGGGTCTTACGAACCGCGTTGTCGCCGCAACAGGCGGCGCAGAGACGCACACTTTGACTGAGTTAGAATTACCAGCACACGACCACGGCATCCGCTTGTTTGATGCTTCATCGCCAAGCGGCACAAATCTTCGCGTCTCCGCCACAGACGATGTTGGTGACGAGCGGACTGGCACATCATCAAACGAAGCTGGCGGCGGCAACCCTCACAACAACATGCAACCGTTCCTCGTCGTCAATCACATCATCAAGGTATAGACAATGGCTGACAAGAAAATATCCGAACTCACCGCAATCACCGGCTCGAACACAGCCGCGACTGATGTGTTTGTCGTTGTTGATACCAGCACCGGGCAAACGAAGAAAATCACACGCGAAGAACTGAACAACGCCATCGAGCAAGATGTTCTGAGCAGCATTGATATTGATACCATCAATGGCGACTTCAGCGTCAACGGCAATATCAATCTGGGCGACAACGACAAAGCCATCTTCGGTGCTGGCTCTGACTTGCAGATTTTCCATCAATCTTCAAATGGAAACTCCATCATTAAAGAGCAGGGCGGAGGCATATTAAGTCTCCAAACTAACGGCAGCGAAATATCTTTTTATGACACTGCAAATTTAGCAAATATGGCTAGGTTTATTACTGGTGGAGGAGTTCAACTATATCACAACGGCTCTACTAAGTTTTCTACCAACGCCTCAGGCATTAATGTTACTGGCACGGTCACGGCTGATGGGCTGACTGTTGATGGCTCTAGTGCTGGTCGCGTCACCCTCGGCACATTTACCAACACAACAAATGCTGCGGGAACAGAGGCCGCTATTGCACTGCGTAATCAAGCAACAGGCAACGCTGATGTCAGTCTTGTTGCATCCCGCATTGGTGCGAACTTTGGTTCTGACTTTTATATTGAAACAAGCGATAGCGCGGACGGCACAAACCGCAAGCGGTTCAATATTGCAGAAGACGGCGACATCTCCTTCTACGAAGACACAGGCACAACTGCCAAGCTGTTCTGGGATGCGAGTGAGGAGCGGTTAGGGCTGGGGACGACTTCGCCTAATGACAGGGTTCAAGTTAATGGGGAGCTTAGTGTAACGGCAAATGATACGGCTTATGCAGATGAGTATTTTGCAAAACTAAAATCTGAGTATGGTGCTATTGCTTTAGCTTTAGAAACACGCGCTGGCGATGTAATACAAGCGTCAAATTTTGGTCAAGAGTTGACATTTCTTACAGGGCCTAATAGCACTGGAACAGTAGAACGCCTCCGCATCACCAGCGCAGGTCTGGTAGGCATCGGCATTGCAAGTCCGTTAGGTCAACTTCACATAAATACAGAAACTGCGGAAGCTACAAAAGTTTATGTAGACGGTGAAGCAAATCAGCCAAAATCTATAGAAATAAGACACTATGATACTTCTGAGGGTTCAGGCGCAGGGCGAAATTTATTCTATCTTAAGACCCCAGCAAGCGGCAGATTAGACATAGGTAATTTTTCTGACGGTTCTTCTGAAACGCAATTGATGACATTTTTGGAATCGGGCAACGTAGGCATCGGCACGAGTTCGCCAGCTAGAACTTTGCACGTTCACGCCAGTCAACCTTATTTACACATGACAAACCCTGTAACTGGAAGCACAACAACTGATGGGCTTTCGATATTGGTTGGTCAAACAAACGGTGAAGCCCCTATAATCCAGCGAGAAAATCAACCTATCCAAATTTACACTAACGGCTCAGAACGCATGCGCATCGACAGCAGCGGCGAAATTTATATTGATGGAACTGGAAGAGCATCCTCTAACAATGGTGCTTATACTGCTTTAAGGAACGGCGATTCTGATAACATTGAAACTTATA